GGTATGAGTGTAACTGTTAAAGGATTGGACAAGGCTTTAGCTGACTTGAATACTAAAAGTGATGCAGTAATTGATGCGGTTAAAGAATCATTGGCAAGTGCTGCGACAGATATTGAAATTCAGGCAATAAGAAACGCACCCAGCACTTGGAATGGTTTGCCTTTAAACATTAAGCAAAGGATTGACAAGGTTTCTGAAAATAACGGATTGGCTTGGAAAGTTGGAGTTCAATCAGGAGACCCAGTATTTGAAATTGAAGCGTGGTTGGAATTTGGAACTGGATTAAGTGCAAAAGAGATTCTTGCTAATCCACAATACACCCAAGAGGTAAGAGATATTGCAAGACAATTTTATCGAAATGGTGAAGGTCGGATTATTGGTGAGCCATACCTAATGCCAGCTTTCTTTGCAAATACTGCGAACTTAGTACAAGAAATCGAAGAGCAAATTAAAAATGACATTAAATGAGAGAGATATCTACTGACATACGGATTGCGGTAATTGATGCAATAACACCTTTGGTCCTTAGTGGTGTGACTATTCCAGTACATGACACAGAATTGCCGTCTACAATTAATCCAGCGGTTTATTTAGGCTCTCAGGCTTACGTACTTATTACAGACCAAAACGAGGCTGAGACAACAAACAACGATTGCTCGATAAGACAAAACGCAGTTTTTCAAATTAACATTGTAACAAAGTTTCCACAAGGAAGTGGAGGCAAAAAGCTTTCTGAAAATATTTCTAATGCTATTCAGCTGAAAATGAATTTGACGGATATTGATTTGCCGAATGATTTACAAGCGATAAACATCCGAAAGAACTTTTCTAGGGTTCAAATTGAGCAAGGCAGTAGCCAAATCGCTTACCAAAAAATCTTGTCTTATACCTTGGATGTTTTCCAAGTATCTTGATAAATAAAAATTTATGTATATTTGTTAAAACGAATAAGCAATGGCAACATATCAATTAGGCAATTTCTTTACTTTCGAATGGAATAATCTTCCTGTCGTTTGTAAAACTTCCGCTTCAGTTTCCATCTCCAACGAATCTGTAATTGTTAGAAACGATTGCACAGGAGATTACGGAGTAAGACTTGAAGGCGGCGACAAATCAGGCTCTTTCTCTTTTAGTGGAGACCTAGATTTTGCATCTACTGGAGTTTCTAACCTTTCTGCATTTGACTTGATGGAAGACATCGGTAAAGTGTTTGAATTGGTATTTGGAGGCACTGAATCAGGTGACAAGATTATCACTGTTGATGCTCAGTTAAACTCCCTTGAAATTACTGCTGAAAGAAACTCTCAAGTATCTTTCTCAGGAACTTTCGATTTTGCTGGCGCTCCAGTAATTAGCGTAATACCAACCTAAACTAAATATATGGCTAAATACCATTCAGCTCCTTTTAAAGAAGGGGAGATTTTCTTTTACCCAAATCTTGGCGCATTAGCTAATTTTGAAGACTCAACAGGACTTGGAATTGCTGACGCTTTCAATACAGGAAGCATTCCTAAATTAGAGTTTATTTATGCTTTATTACTTGAATGCCACAAGGTTGCTTGTATTCGTAAATCAGTAAATCCAATAAGTTTAGAAGAATTAAAAACTTGGATTGACGGCAAAGAAGTAATGAAGCTATTTAACGAAGTACTGGCAGATTTATTGCTAGAACTTGGTCTTGGTTTAGAATCTGAAGAAAAAAAAAGGTAACTGAACAGAACGAAGAGAAATTAAATGCTCGTGAGTACTTAATGCTGGTTGTAGGTAGGACAAAAATCCCCTATGACCAGCTTTTTGCTTTATCAATAAAAGAATTAAACGCCTTAATTAGAGGGCATGAAATAGACCAAAAAGATTTAGTAGAATCAATGAGAATTCATGCAATCATTGGTTTACAACCTCATCTAAAAAAAGGCACTAATATATTGCCTGAAAAAATTTGGCCATTGCCTTGGGACAATACACCAAAGCCATTGGAGTCAACTCCTCAAGACTTTGCTAAAGCAAAGAAATTGTTGGAAATTGCAAGTAAACTAGAGAAAAATGGCAAATCCAAAAATAGAGGTTGAAATAGGTGCGGTCATTGATGGACTGCGTTCAGGATTTGGGGAATCAGTAAAAATTATTGAAACCCTAGAAAAACAGGCTTTAGAACTTGAACAAGCTTTAAAGGCTGCGACAACTTTACCTGAGATTCAAGGATTAAATGCAAAACTTTCTCAAACTAAATCCGCATTAACCCAGCTTAAATCATCAGGTGTAGACCCTTTGACAAAAGCCACATCAAACTATAATGCAGTTGGTGTTAACTTTTCAAGACTAATTCAAGATGCTCCTTTTGGAATTATTGGTGTAGGTAACAACATTACCGCATTAGCTGAATCATTTCAACAAGCTGGAGCGCAAGGTCAATCCTTTACAAAGATTTTAGGTGGCATTTTTAGTGCTGGAAACTTATTAACTCTTGGAGTTTCTGCTTTAGTTACTGGTTGGACACTTTATCAACAAAATGCAACCAAAACAATCAGCTTAAACGATAAGATTAAAGAATCTTATGATGAGATTGCTGATAGTGTTGAAAATGTAGCTAAAAAATTGGCAACATTGGATTTGGTTAACGAGGTAATAACAAAGCAAATAGACGAAGTTTTAAAGCTAAACGATTCATTAACTCTTTTTAATATAACTGCTGATGATTTTAGCAAAATCACAACAGAAGCATTTTCAACACTAAATGAACAACAATTATCAGGAATAAAATCCTCTTTATCAGAGTTAGCAAATGACCAATTAAGAATTGTTGGAACACAGTTAAAGCTTACAAGAAAAGAAGCGGTTCAATTTATTGAAGGATTAAAAGGAAATACCAGTGCTTTTGAGTCTTTAGACCCAAAGATTAGAGATGCAGTTCAAAGCTATAACAATTTAAGTGAGAAGATTAAGGTAACAAATAAGCAACTAGATTTTTACAATGATAAGTCTGACAAAGTAGATAAGAATAAAGAAGCACTTGAAAGATATTCTAAGGCTTGGGATGAGTATAATTTAAGACAGGAAGAAGCTAATATTCTTTCAGATAAATTTAATCAACTACAAATTGAAGGAGAGAAGAAGTTAAAGTCACTTTTTGAGGCTTTAGCTAAAGCGCCTGAGAAGCCAATAAAGGTTGAGATTAAAACTGACGTTGTTTTAGATGAGGATGTTGCAGACGAGGTGCCTTTTATGGATAGATTGCTTGAATCATTAAACCCAAGAAGATTCACTGAATTTGAGCAAAGGGTAGCTGAATTTGCAACAAATATTCGTGACTTACTTCAAAGTAATGTTACAAACGCATTTATAGATTTAGGCTATACAATTGGTGAAGCTTTAGGGACTGGAAGCAATGTAATTAAAGCAATTGGTAACTCAATTCTTAAATCATTTGGTAGATTTCTTGGTCAATTTGGAGAGCAATTAATCGCTTATGGTGTTGCCACAATAGCATTTGGTAAAGCTTCATTAGCATTATCAAATCCATTTACGGCAATTCCTGCTGGTGGTGTTGCTATTGCTGCTGGTATTGCATTAACTGCAATCTCAGGTTTAATTGGCTCAATTGGTCAAGGAGGATTTAATGGAGGTTCTGCCGCTGGCTCTAGTGGATTAGGTGCTGGAAGTTCATTTGTTGGAGGAGGTGCTGAAGGCAATTTCTTTACTGGTAACAGAGACGTAAGCGGTGAGTTTGTCGTTAGGGGTTCAGATTTGGTTTATGTATTAGGTCAAGCAGGCAACAGAATAAATAAAGGATAATGAACGATTATAGGTTATTAATTACGGTTCGTGAAGGAATTGGAGTTGTCACAGTTAATGGAGGTACTCCAGCTGATTTCTACACCGAAGGAGATGTTTTGACGCTTGCAGTGGTTCCCAGCGATGGATATACAACGGCTCAATGGTATTCTTCTCCAAACAATACTTTAATATCTTCTAATCTTTCATTTAGCTTTACAATGCCTAGCCAAGACACCAAAATAGGTGTTTTTTTAGCTGGCTCTAATATTCCTGTAAATGATTACGGATTAAAATACGAGGGAGATTATGGCACTAATTACGGAGGGGATTGCTGGAATTTAAAAATTTATAAGCAAGACTATTCAGGAGACGTACTAGACTTGTTAATTAATGATATAACGTACAATTGGGGCAATTTAGGAAATGACCCATTAGAAACAATTATTGGCTCCTCAGTTGACTTTACAATTGCTGGAGAAACAGGCGATTTTAATGAATTTTTAATTGGAGGAAATAGAACATGGAAAGTTGTTTTATCAGAAGGTGAAACAATTTTCTTTAGTGGTTTTATTAGTCCTGATTTTATAACATCACCTTATTCAAGTGGTAAGAAGCTTTTTTCTTTTACTGCAATTGATGGATTAAAAGGTTTTGATTCCATTCGTTCAGATTATTCTTCTTGGCCACAACCAAAAGACCAAGCATTATCTGCCGTTATTGGTGCATTAAATCAAAGCTTTATTGAACAACGTAAAGTTTTAATAGGTTGTGAAATTCACGAAACTAGAATGGATTCTGATGATTGTGTTTTTGAACAATTTAACATTCCATTAAATGCAATCTACACAGATGGAGAGACTGCAAAGTTTACCAATGGTGTTGTAACTGAAAACCAACAATTACATTTAAAGGACACAATTGAAAGGATGGTAAATCCATTTCTTTGCCGTGTATTCTTATGGAAGGACCAATTTTATGTCATTCGATTAAATGAATTGTCAAAAACAGATTACAAGGCTTATTTATTTGATGCAGAACAAACTTTAGAGGATACTGAAACAATAGTAAATGGAGTTGATATTGATTGCGAAATAAATAGACCTGAAGAAACCGCGAGAAGAGTATTTACAGATTTTAATGCATTTTTAAATTTAGGTGTTTTAGACTTAGATTCACAAGGAGGAGTTTTTGATGCAAAGTTTTTAAGTGCAGAATGGTTTGTAATGTCGCCAGTTTCTCCTTATCCAAATACATATCATTTGAATTTATGGGATTACCACAATGCTATTCCTAGCAATCAACCTAGTAGCGTTCCAAGTGGAAATACGGCTTTGGTTCAATATGTTTCGGATGGAAGTGGAGAGTATTGCCAAATTTGGACAACAACGACAACATCAGGAACAAGCGACCCTAATATTTCTTGGATTTCTGCAAATACCAATAGTACTGGCGGCGCAATAAAAATTGCACAAGAAACTGCAAATACTATCTCTTTAACCTTTCAATATTGGGTTGAAAGAGTTAGTGGCAGTTTTGCAATTTCTCCAGCACTTGGAACTCATGCGGTTGGCTTAATGGTAAAAATTGGAAATCAATACTTATATAGAGATACCACAACAACATTTGATTGGACTGCCACATCAACTATAATGGAGTTTGCGGTAACTGCTGGGTCAGTATGGAATAGCATTGCAATTAATAATGTTTTAGTCCCAACAGATGGAGAGGTTGAAATAAGACTTTACCAATTAATCTGTAAATCAGGAACTGCAAACAGATATGCTTTGCGATATGATGACCTTTCGTTAAAAATTGAGAAAACTGACGGATTATCTCTTTCTCAATTAGGAGTAAAAGCGATTACAAATACTGCATATTCAAATGTGCATCCCGATTATGACACATACATTGGAGATGCTATTACTAGCAATTCAGCTTCAGCAATTCAATTGCTAATTGCTGGAAATCCTGTTTCAGAAGAATGGTCAAGAGATGGAGTGGAATCTTTACCTTTGCTTGACGTTATAGTTCAAGAATTAGCTAACCTAAAAGGTAGAACAAATTATAGAATTATAGGGACCTTAGAAAGACAACAAATTGAACCTTGGAAATCCTTTTTATTTAATGGTCGTTATTGGGCGCTTGTTTCTTATCAGCTAAATTGCAGAACAGGAACGGCACAAATTGAGCTTTACGATTTAGGAATTGAACCAACTACATAAATGGCAGATATTAACATAAATAAATTCAGAACATCAGTAGTAAGAGAAGGTTCAAGGCCTGCATCTGCTGGATTTGTTGAATCAGAAGGTCAAGACCCAGTTGACCCAGCTGGAAGTACTCAAAATCATTTGCCTGTAACAATTGCCCCTGCTGCAACGGCTTTATCAATTACTGATAGTCAAGTTTTAGGTGGAGCAGGAACAGTTGCTCAGTATGTCAGAGGAGATGGCTCGTTGGCAGACTTTCCTCAAAGTATTGGTTCAGGAGCATCTGTAAGCTACTACTTGAATGGTTCTGTTAACCAAGGAACGATAGGCGGAGTCACTTACTACGAGATGAATAAGACTCCGATTATCGGAGCAGGAACTGATTTTACTAGAAACTCAAATGGTTACATTGCTTCGTTTTTAACTGATGCAAACGACCCAGCTTTATTAGTTATTCCTGCTGGTAACTGGAATTTTGAAACTTACTTTGAGGCATCAAGCGGTGGAGGAAGTCCAACCTTTTATCTTGAGTTGTATAAGTACGATGGAACAACCTTTAGCCTAATTGCATCCAATAGTGGCTCTCCTAAGTTAATTAACGATGGAACAAGTATTGAGGCTTACTTTAGTGCTTTAGCGGTTCCTCAGACTACTTTAACTTTAACGGATAGATTAGCTATTCGCATTTATGTTACTACTGCTGGCAGAACCATTACTCTACATACTGAGAATGGTCACCTTTGCCAAGTTATAACCACATTTACGACAGGATTATCCGCATTAAACGGATTGACTAGTCAAGTTCAGTTCTTTGCAGTAGGTACAAGCGGAACTAACTTTAACATTGCGAGTGCTACCGATACGCATACATTTAACTTGCCTACGGCTTCTGCAACAAACAGAGGAGCGTTGTCTTCTACTGATTGGAGTACATTTAATAACAAGCAAAATCAACTTAACGGCACAGGCTTCGTCAAGGCAAGTGGTACAACGATAACCTACGATAACTCCACTTATCAGGTAACATCTGAGAAAGGACAACCTAACGGATATGCATCGCTAGATGGCAATGGCAAAGTTCCCTTGGCTCAGATTAATGATGCGTTGATTGGTAATGTCAACTACCAAGGTCTTTGGAACGCTGCAACGAATAACCCTACATTGGTTAACCCTCCATCGAGTGGAACTAAGGGATACTACTACATTGTCAGCACGGCAGGAACATTTGCAAGCATTAGCTTTGAGGTTGGTGATTGGATTATCTCCAACGGAAGTGCTTGGCAGAAGGTAGACAACACAGATGCGGTAAGTAGTGTCTTTGGCAGAACAGGTAATGTCATTGCTGCGAATGGGGACTACAACACAAGTCAGGTAACTGAGAATACTAACCTTTATTATACCGAGGCTAGAGTTAGTTCGAATACCGATGTCGCTGCGAATACGGCAGCAAGACACAATGCCGTTACTCTTGGTACTGCAAATGGTCTTAGCTTGTCTACTCAGCAGTTGAGTTTGCAGCTTGCGAGTGGCTCACAGAATGGTGCTTTGTCTTCTACTGATTGGACTACTTTCAATAGCAAGGAAAACGCTATAACTGCTGGAACTACCGCTCAGTACTTTAGAGGTGACAAGACTTTTCAGACGCTAAATACCGCAGCAGTTCCTGAGTTGACGAATTTATATTACACAGAGGCGAGGGTAAGTGCTAACACAGATGTTGCTGCCAACACCGCTGCTCGTCATGCTGCGGTTACATTAGGTATTGCTAACGGACTTGGATTATCAGGTCAGCAGTTGTCTCTAGGTCTAGCAAGTGCAGGAGTAACAGGAGCATTAAGCGGAACGGATTGGAGTACTTTTAACTCTAAGCAGCAAGCCTTAAACGGAACAGGATTCGTTAAGATTAGCGGAACTACTATTAGCTACGATAACTCGACTTACTATCTAGCATCTAACCCTAGTGCCTTTATTACATTAACCTCACTAAGTAATGTTGCTCCTATTCAGTATAACAATACAACAGGTGCTATAAGCATAACTCAAGCGAGTGGGTCTACCAATGGATTCTTGTCTAGCACTGATTGGAATACTTTTAACTCCAAACAACAAGCATTAAACGGAACAGGTTTTGTTAAGATTAGCGGAACAACAATCAGCTATGATAATTCGACTTACTTAACAACCGCTGCTGCTGCGAGTACTTATTTGCCTTTGGCAGGGGGAACTTTAACAGGTGCTTTAAACGGTACTAGTGCTACATTAAATTCTAACTTTTATGTAAGCGGAGGAACTCTCACAAACACAGGAAACGGAGTCCACATATTTAATGAAAGTAATTTTGCACAAATTCAATTAAATGGTGCAACAGGAAGTTTAATAGATTTTTCTACTAGTGGAACAGATAGTTTGGCTAGGATTATATATTTTAACTCTTCTGAAACTTTAAATTTAATAAATGCAGGTACTACCGCATTAAGCATAGGCTCTACAGGCGTAGTTACTTTATCTAACCTAGGAGGCACAGGCACACGAATGGTTGTTGCTAGTTCAACTGGAGTATTGTCTACTCAGTCAATTACAGTAGGAACAGTTACTAGCGTTGCGGCTTTAACTCTAGGCACATCAGGAACTGACTTGTCAAGTACGGTTGCCAATAGCACAACTACTCCTGTTATTACCTTAAATGTCCCTACGGCATCTGCTAGTAACCGAGGTGCATTAAGTGCTGCGGATTGGACAACCTTTAACAATAAGCAGAACGCTTTGACTAACCCTGTGACAGGGACAGGTACAACTAACTACCTGCCTAAGTTTACAGGTGCAAGTACGATTGGGAATAGTGCTATTACAGATGATGGTACTTTAGTTGAGATTAATGCTCGTGAATTTAGAATTACAAGAGGAACTACTGACCAATTTGCTTTTGGAGTTAATGTTACATCAACATTTGCTTTTGGAAGCACTAATGGCAGAAGAACCGCAATTATATACACATCAGGGGAGCAAGATGCTGGTCTTCAATTTGGATATGATGCAGTTGATAAAACGGGCATAATTGCAGGTTCTGCATCAAATACAGGTGCAGGAATTGACTTTTATACTTTTAATGGAAGTGCTTGGGGTAACAGATTAAGATTAAATAAAGAAGGCAACCTTGGCTTAGGAGTTACACCGAGTGCGTGGGGGAGTTCTACTTTTAAAGTTTTCGATATTGGAAGTACAACATCATTATATTATGATGGCGGTACTATACTTTCTGAAAATTCATTTATCAATAGTTCTTTTCAGTATATATATAAAACAACAAATTTTGCATCAAGATATGACCAAGTAAGCGGTCAACATCGTTGGTTCAACGCCCCATCAGGAACGGCAGGCAATGCTATCTCTTTCACCCAAGCAATGACATTGTTTGCTAGTGGAAATCTAGCAGTAGGACCTACAACAGACGCAGGCTTTAAGCTAGACGTCAACGGAACTGGGCGGTTTAGTGGGGCATTATCAGTAAATAACGCTGCAAATATTTATCATCAAGTAGCAATAAAATCTAATGGTACATTAAGCTATCAGGGACTAGGTGTTTATTCGTCATCAAATGATAGATTTATTTCAATGAACCATACAGGCACAGAAGGTTTTATAGAAACTGAAAATGCTGGTTCTGGAGTTATGACTCCATTATCATTGAAGACAGGTGGACAAACAAGACTTACAATAGCCTCCTCAGGCGCAGCTACCTTCTCCTCTTCGGTGACGGCAAATTATATATCATCAATTATAAGTTCATCTTCTAATGCAAGTCCATTAATACTTCAAAATACTTCAGGATGGGGTAGTTCTCAAATAACAAGCATATCTGTAAAAGATGCAATTGATGTTGTTGGTGCTATTGGTTGGAAATATGATGGAGTAGCTAATGTTGATATGTTATTCCATTCTCTTTATAATGGAGCATATAAAACTGTTTCTAATGTAGTAATGACAGTAAAAGGAACAGGCAACGTAGGTATAGGTACTACATCGCCAAGTGGTAAATTTGAAATAGCAAGTTTTGCAAATACTTATCCATCTGCACCTGCAATTACATTTACTGATACATCAGGAGATGCAAGCTCAAACAGGTGGATTATAGGTAATATTGCTACTACTTATGGTACATTTAATATTGCTTCTGCTCCTACACCATCAAGTACAACATATACATCAAGACTTTCAATTTTAAGTAATGGTAACGTAGGTATCGGTACGACTAGTCCTACGGATACAATCGGATATGGAAGAGCATTAGATATTCAATCATCAACAGGAGCAGTTATTTATTTAAGAGATTCAGACGCACCAACAACTCAATATGGATTTATTGCTTATGATGGTAATGACAATGGATTAAAATTAAATAATGAAAATAGTAGTGGATTTATTAGATTTAATACAGCAGGCTCCGAACGGATGCGCATTTTCTCCGATGGTAATGTTGGAATAAATACAGGTGCTACCAACGCAGGCTATAAACTAGATGTCAACGGAACAGGGAGGTTTAATTCAACAAGTTC